ACAGCCAGCGTGTAGAATTTCAGTTATTGGCTAAGGTTTTTGCTGAATACTTGCCGCCGTCCTATCCTTATTTAACGGGCACCGGGCCGCAAGAAATAAAACTACAGGACTTTGATGGTCGTGTAGACATCATACCGGTCAGTGATCCCAACATTTTCAGCCAGAGCCAACGAATCACCATGGCTCAAGAGCTATTGCAGTTAGTGCAGTCAAACCCAGAAATCCACGGTCCTCAAGGAATGTACGAGGCTTACCGACGTATGTACGCGGCCTTGGGTGTTGATAATGTTGAGGGGCTACTGCAACCGCCTGCACCACCGCCCACGCCTATGCCTATTGATGCTGGTACAGAAAACTCTGGCTTTATGATGGGAGCACCGGCACAGGCCTTCCCACAGCAAAATCATCAAGCTCATATCGACGCGCACCGAAGTTTGTTTTTGACAGACATCGTAAAAAATACGCCACCTTTACAGGGCGGTATCATTGCGCACATGATGCAACACTTGCAGTTTATGGCTTCAGATATGGCTCAGGAGCAGTTGCCGCAGGAGCTACGTGACCAAATGGAACAGCTCAGCCAAGCAGTTCAATCGGGTCAAGTGCCTCAAGAGCAGGTGCAACCTATGCAACAGCAGATGAACGATATGACGGAGCAGTATTCCGCGCCTATCTTGGCTCAGCTCACTCAAGACCTGCTAATGAGTATTGGTCAGGGCAGTGACGAAGATCCATTAGTGGAAATTCGTAAGCGTGAGCTAGAGCTTAGAGATAAAGAAATGGATATGGACCAAGCTCAGTTTGAGGCAAAAGAGCAAGCGCGCTCAGACGAAAAGCTACTCGAAACTGAGATAGCCAAGCAACGCATACAGGCACAGCGTGATATCAATGATGAGAAGATGGATTTAGCTATTCAGCGCCTACAACAGCAGGCTGAACTCAAACTTCTCGAACTTAACGCCAAATTTGGAGGCACAATACAATGATTAGCTACATGAAAGAGGCAATTGCAAAGCTTCGTGAATGGAAAAAGCAAAGGTCAGCAGACGAGGCGAAAGCTCGCGAAGCGGAAGCTAAAGCAAAGGCTGACAAAAAGGCGGCTTCTGACGCAAGAATTGCGGCCAAAAAAGCCAGAATCGAAGGCGTTGAGCCTGCGCCAGTTGCGGCACCGGCTCCAGAGCCTGCGCCAGCACCTGCGGCTGAACCAGCACCTGCGAAAGCTAAGGCTAAGCCTAAAGCTAAAGCAAAGAAAGCTCCAAAGAAAGCACCAGCAAAGGGGAAAAAGTAATGGCACTTAAAAAAGGCAAGAAAAACATTGGCGATAACATCAAAACTGAGATGAAGGCTGGCAAGTCACATAATCAGGCTATAGCTATCGCCATGAAAAAAGCTAAGGAAATGAAGAACGGCGGCGCTGTTAAGCGCGTCGTTAAAAAGGTTCGCGGCGGCGGTGCGGCCACAAAAGGCCTGAATTTCTATGAGATTGACTGATGCGAGAGGTTGATCTTGCTAGTGCAATTAAAAAGGCGGTCGAAGATCGTCGTGAGACCTTAACCGGGACGTTGACTTCCGGTGCACTAACGTGCATGGAACAATACAAATATATACAAGGCGAGTTAAAGGCCTTATCATTTATCGAGGAAGAACTAGCTAATCACTTTAAGGAGCGATAAATGAGTGTGGAGGGTGCTTACGTTGACCCGGATCAAGTGGTTCTTGATCCAACGCTTTTGGAAAAAAGCGCAATAGAGAGAATGCCCGACCCTGTGGGTTGGCGGATGTTGGTGTTGCCCTACTCGGGCGTAGCCAAATCCAAGGGCGACATTGTCCTGACTAAAGCGACAATGGACCGGGAAGCGCTGGCTACCGTTGTTGCCTATGTCGTGAAAATGGGGCCACTTTGTTATAACGACAAAGCAAAATTCGGCGATACACCTTGGTGCGAGGAAAAGCAGTGGGTCATGATTGGCCGCTATGCTGGCGCTAGGTTTAAGCTTGAAGATGGCGCGGAAGTGCGCATCATTAACGATGACGAGGTCATCGGCACAATCCTTAACCCAGACGATATAGTGAGTTTATTATGAGTGTTGAAAATGTGAATCAAGCTCCTCAAGAAGAGGAGATTCAGATCGAAATCACTGAAGACGCACCCGAGGGACAAGAACCCGAGGGTGATGAGCTTGAGCGGTATACCAAGTCGGTCTCTAAGCGCATAAACAAGCTCAACGCTAAAACGCGAGAGGCCGAAGAGCGCGCACAGCAGTACGAGCAACTTCTTTATCAACAGCAAAATGAGCTGGCTCAGTACAAGCAAATGGCCGTACAAGGCCAAGTCTCAACGCTACAAGCTGAAGAGGACAAGCTGAAGGCTCAGGAACAGCAAGTAGAAGACATCTACAAAAAAGCAGTTCAAAGTCAAGATGCAGACCTTATGTCTAAGGCTGATTCACTAAAAAACGATATTGCGATCAAGAAAGAAAAGCTCCGAGTTGCGAAGAGTCGACAAGCCCAACAGGAGCAATATCAGCCTATGGAGCAGGCTGTGCCTCAACAGCAAGCGATGCCTCAGCAGGAAGAGGTGCAACCTACTAAAGAGGCCATGACATGGCATGAAAAGAACCCTTGGTACGGTGATAGCGATGATGAAACAAACCTTGAGGCCACTCAGTTTGCTTACTTCACTCACTATAACCTTATAAATGAAGGCTTTGAGCCGGATTCCGAGGAATACTATGAGGCACTAGATTCTCGAGTCGCGAGGGTTTATCCTAGGTTAAGCAAAAGTGTCGGTAACGACACGGATGCGGTCGAATCAACAGGACGTCAACCCGCCGTGCAAAGAGTTGCGTCCGCCCAACCAAGTGGTCGACCACAAACACGAGGCAACAAGAACGGTGTGAAGTTTACTTCTAGTGAACTGGAGCGATTGCGTGGTCTTAAGCCACACAACATGACCGAGGAAGCTTGGCTCAAGGCTGTGGCAAAAGAGAAACAGAAAGTAGCTCAAAGAGAGGCAAGGTAATGGCAGATACAAAAAGCACCCGTTCTTCGCGTGAAAGCGGAGCGCACGATAATCAGGCTCGGCGAAAAGTATGGCGCCCAGTGCGTAAGTTGGAAACTCCCCCGGCTCCTCCCGGTTATGTATACCGATGGATTCGAGAGAGTATGTTAGGAGCGGAAGACCGGGCTAATGTCTCGCGTCGTATTCGTGAAGGATGGGAGCTGGTTCGTGGAACCGACCTTCCTCCCGAATGGGAACTTCCTACCATGGACAACGGAAGGCATGAAGGCGTCGTTTATAACGAGGGCTTACTGTTGGCTAAGATGCCCGAGGAGTTCGTCGAACAGCGTAGTGCACACTATGCTAATGAGACGGCAAAAGCTAAGGACGCATTGGACAATAATATGTTCAATGAGACCCGAGGCGATTCTCGGTATGTACAATACGATCCTAACCGCAGTAGCCGTGTAACCTTTGGTAAGCAATAGGAGATTGATCCATGGCTAATAAAGATGCCGCTTTTGGACTTCGTCCTGCCCACATGATGGGTGGTGCTCCATATTCTGGTGGCCAATCACGTTATAGAATCGCCAACAACCAATCTGGTGCTATTTTCCAAGGCGACTTGGTTAAGCAACTAACTGGCGGTACTGTTTCTCGTGCGGCGGCCGGATCTACTGTTCCAGTCGTTGGTGTATTCAACGGCTGTCAGTATACGGACCCAACCTCTTCTGAGCAGGTTTTTTCAAACTACTACCCCGGTGGTGTAGCCGCAGACGACATCATTGCGTTCATCGTTGATGATCCCGATGTTGTGTTTGAGGTTCAGGCTGACGACACTTTCCCAGTGGCTGACTTGTTCGGCAACTTCGATATCGTCGACCAGTCAACAACCGGTGACACCCGCTCTGGCAGATCTAACATGGAGCTTGACGTGACAACTGGTGCAACTACCACCACGTTGCCTCTCAAGGCCCTTGATATCAGCCAAGATCCCGACAACGACGATGTAGCAAGCGCTAACACTAACGTGATGGTGGTTATTCAAAACCACATCGCAGGTGTTAAGTCTGCTGGCTTGGCATAAGGAGGCTAATTAGATGGCTATTTCACGCGCACAATTAGCGAAGGAGCTTGAACCCGGCCTTAACGCCTTGTTCGGCATGAGCTATGACACATACGACCGTGAGTACGAAGAGATCTTCTCTATCGAAGACTCGCAACGTGCTTTTGAAGAAGAAGTTCTGATCACTGGTTTTGGCAGTGCACCTGTCAAGACTGAAGGTCAGGGTGTATCTTTCGACACTACGTCAGAAGGCTTCACTGCTCGTTACACTCACGACACCATCGCATTAGCGTTTTCGCTGACCGATGAGGCTGTAGAGGACAACCTTTACGACTCACTGGGCCGTCGTTACGTTAAGGCATTGGCTCGATCAATGGCTAACACCAAGGAAGTTAAGGGCGCTGACGTCCTTAACAATGCCTTCAACGCGAGCTTTGCTGGCGGTGACGGTCAGCCTTTGATCTCAACAGCACACCCATTGGCTGGTGGCGGAAGCCTAGCAAACCGCGCTACTACTATGGCTGACCTTAACGAGACTTCATTGGAAGATTCGCTGATTGATATCAGCACTTTCACTGACGATCGCGGTCTGACCATCTCAGTACAAGCGACTAAGCTAGTCATTCCACCACAGTTGACGTTCGTTGCTGACCGCATTCTCAACTCGCAACAGCGTGTTGGTACTGCTGACAACGACATCAACGCCATTCGCAACACTGGCGTACT